ACGTGCTCAAAAGTTCTCCGTGCAGTAGCTAGCGTTTCACTCAGTACAGCGGCGTGGACAATGCTCTCAATTATGTCGTGCTTATCGTGCGGGACAACATCGCTGCGCATGTCTTTAAAAAGTTGCTGTGCGATTTGTTCTGCCAATTTCGCCACCGATAGGCAATACGTGATTACCTCATAATCCGTGTGCGTTTTCGCATTGCCGTACGCATCCTTAGCGAAATCTACAGTGTTACTTATCTGCAACGTTTGCTTGGTCATTGGCACCTCCATGCGCCAATACCCGCGTCATGCGTCAAACATATTAGTCCAAATCATCTCAAACGCATTTTTACGGGCATTGAGGTTGTAGTTAGTTTTTTGATTCAGTTTCTGAATGTGCCGCGGTTCGGCAATCAACTCTTGCAGCACGTACATGAATTTGCTGTAGTCCGGCAGCGCATGTACGACACCGTTGTCGTCATAATCCATGTCGGTTTTAACCAACACAGAATTTACGTCTGGAAAAAGGAAATCTGTTTGCGGGGCTATAGCTGTGGTCAGTACAGGCGTGCCCATGGTTATGGATGTCGTCGCGCAAAGACCGTAGTTGTCGCACTCCGCGGGCAGAAGCGTTAGATCATGCTCTGCGTATACGCTTGCGCGGTCCTTTACTGCGACACCCCGCATAATCGTAACGCGATTTTTACAGCGTTTACCCAAAGTCAAGAAAAACTTGACAATTGATGGAGAAAACTGACTAGGCGTAATAGCCAAAGTCAGATGCGCTTCCTCCATGTGCTCAACGAGAAATTTGAGCTCCGATATAAACGCGGCATTTGTGCATTTAGCGTTACGGTCAAACCACGGCAGCAGCACGCGTATTTTGCGTGGATTGATCGCCTTTGTTTTTTTAAATACGGGCAAACCCGGATCGAACGGGACGAGCTCTGCCGACCGCACTTTGTAGATCTCAGAAAACAGCATTTGACATTCAGCGCTCATGGTCACAACATGGTCAGCTCGTTGCAGCGTTTTTTTAAACGGCGGAACAAGCTCTTGCCACATTGGCGCAATGACTGTTTTTATGCCTTTGCGTTTCGCGTAGTTGATTTGTTCAATACTCGGCACTTGCGTCCAAACGATTACGCGTTGTTTTTTCGCCCACTCGGTGAACTTGATGACGTTTTTTGTAACTACAGCTTTATCGCATGGTAAGCCGAGCCGCCCTGCTTGATTATCCGAGTAGATATCGAACTCGACGCCGAGTTTTTGCAATAACTGCGCCAATCTTGCAGCCAAATAAGCCTGGTCGCAACGGGCGTAGTGTGTGTAGATACCGACGCGCATTCTCGGATCTCATTACGGCCCAGGAGGTACCGGACCCTGCCCGCCCGCAGGCTGGCCGAATTGCTGCGCCATGACTTGCGCGCCGCCCTCTGTCCGCGCCTGTTGCCGAATGTCGTCAATAATGCTTTTGACGAGCGCGTGCATTGTGGCGTCTGATTTTTTCAGTTTGATAAGCTGGCTGTCTTTTACAGACTCAGGCAGCGACAGCAATTGTTGCGCAAGAAGCTGCGCCTGAGACTGCAAATCTTCTGGTGTGCGCGGAACATTCGGTGAGTTCTGCCGCTGCATAAGGAACTGGTCGACAGGATTTTGCGGAGGCGCTCCGGGCGCGGCAGGCATCGTGCCTCCTTGTTGCGGCATCCCTGTCGCACCCGCGCCCGGATCGCCAACGCCGCCTCCCTGCGGCCCGGCAGATTGCGACAGCATATCCATTTGCTGCGCCTGCTCCATTTCGCGCTGCATCTTGCTCTGCTCTTCGGCGTAAATCTTTTCTTCTTCGAGCAGGCGTTTTGTCTCTTCGTCGTAATCCAAGCCGACAGATTTGAGACCCGTTGTTTTGCTGATCTGCTGCCCCATCATGAGCTGCAGTTTCGCCATCTGCCTGTTTAGATCGTCGGCGTGCGTGACGCGCATCAACTTCACAGACGCCGGCTCCCACGATTTAGCCCGGGCCACAGCCGTAGATACGCTGGCTAAAAAGCGGTTTAAATTGTGCGGCAGATGCGCCCAGTTTGCTTCAAATAGACGTAGCGCGGCAGGCGCAGCTTGCAACGTCAAACTGCCGTTAAAAAGTTCAACCGGCATACCGATGCACTTGAGCAGTGTGTCAAAGCCTTGGTCTAGCAGGTCTTTTGGCGCAAGCTGTGACGCATCTCCGCCAAGCGCTTGATAATTGACCGGGAAAGGCAGCACATTCCATCGCGCAGGATCCAGCCGTCGGGCGCGGAGCATAGCCTGCACGCGGCCGGTAAAATTGCTGAGATTGATTGTGTGCACCGGATCGCTGGACGCCGCATCACCACCGCGGGGAGCGGGCGTAATCACGCGAAACGGAATTACGTAATCGAGCGCTACGGCTTCGTTGTAGCGCATAAGAATTTGGACGTACCAAGCTTGCCGGAAATTAGCAAGAATACGCGAGATACCCCAACCTCGATTTCGTAATCCGGCTAGCGCGTCTTCCTTGAGGTGGAAGATCACGTCCTTGTCAAACATCAGGTTTTGATTGTCTTTTACAGCCTGAATGACTTCCCAACTAGCACGCTCAAGATGGTGTAAATGCCCTTGGCGAATCAACGCGCGATATTCCTCTGAGATGCGCCAGACGTATCGCACTTCGTCTGTGTACGGATCCCAAATCAGTTCCATCTCGTGCGGATTCCAGCGTTTTATTTTGAGCTCGCTGGAGTCGCCGCTGCGCCGATCGATGTGTGTCCAAGGGCCAGCGTAGTGACATTGTGGACATGTTGCGTGAAATTCAAACTCTTGCCACTTAAATTTGCAGGCAGGTTTGTTGAACACCTGCGCTAGCGGCATCTCTAATCCGCACTTTTTGCACGACAGATAACGCTTAAACGGAACAAGCACGCTAGTAAAGCTGTTGCCGTACGTTAAATAGTCCATGGCAACAGAATGTAGAACGTTCTTTATGCCCAGCGTGTTCTCGAAGAATTCTTGGTACTTTTCTTTCTCTTCGTTGCCGAGCTCGTTTTTACCGTCTTCCTCTATCTGCACGTCTGTCAAAAAATACGACACAACGCGATCAACAGCCTGCCGATACAGGCCGTTACAGTTCATTATGAACTCGCACCAGCGCAGCGCAGCCTGAATAGACTCAGGCATAGACAGCGACGCGATGTCGCAAAACGGATCCGGAAAACGGTCGTCAGCGGATACGCCTGGGCCGGAAGTGGCGAAATTATTCGAGCTTAAGTAAGCCACGATAAGCGTTCCGGGTTACTTGTTTAAAGACGTAGACACACGATTTGCGGCCTGTTTCCGAAAATCGGCGTCTAGCTCTTCGATTTTGTCCGACTTATTATCCACAATTTTAGCGTCGGCGCAATCTGCTGTTTTAGCCGTTTCAATTTCAGGCGTGACGTCAGGCCGAACTACACCCATTTTTTCCATGTCACAACTCCGAATCTACGGCTTTTTCAACAAGTAAAACGCAAAATTCGCGTTCATCATAAACATACTGAAAACCGGTTGTATGGACAAGATACAACTTACGATCGTTGTTAATTTGAACAGCCCACGGTCGTTTGTAAGGATCGTTAGACGGCGGAAACCAGCGCGCGGCAGCTTGCTCAAAACGCAAGTCGTAAACAAGCACAATAAAGCCGCTTTCGGTTAAATTGTCATCGTCAAACGAGACATCCACCACAATATCGTGAAAGAAAGCTGGAACAGTGCCAATGCCTTCTTTTTCGAAATACACAAGTTTGTTTGGCGGGCCTGCGGCAGCTTTTTGACTGATTGCCGGCACGCGGCCTGTATTGCCGCCAGACGACTTTTTTAGCCCAAATGCCGCCATCGGGCTGTACGACCGGTCGATGGTTTCTAACGGGGCGTAATCGGTTTCGGGGACGCTGTCAGCGTTATTTTGTTTCGCCGGCGGGACGGGTGGCGGTACAGGCGACGGAGAAGGTATGGCGGGCGCTGCAACGCGCTTGACGCCGGAATTTGCCATTTTTGCCAATTCCTCAAATGCCATAGCTGTCCTTTCCCTGACAGATTTAATATCGTTTCCAGGAATTTTGTCCGCTGCCGTCTGAATCGCGGCGTTTACGGCTTGTTGCGTAAATTGCGCCAACGTTAGCGTACGCCCGCCCGCAACATCAGGTTCAACGTTGATGACAATTTCTTTTGTATCGTGCGGATTGAAACCGGACGGGCGGCCGTCAACTCCTGCGGCAGACACAATAGTGCCTTTAATACCACGAGGACCGCGAGCGCCAATTACGTCAGCTACAGACCGACCGCTTAACAATGTTTCTTTTGACGGGTCTTTGTATCCGTTTGGCGTAGCCATAAAAGCTCCAATAGCTAAAAAAAGGGGGACCGCCTTACGGCGGCCCCCCAAAAGATTTCCTGGATAGCTGCGCGCAGACCAGGAAGAGACTAGCCTTTTTTACGTGGAAGAACAACCTACCGTACGGAAAGCCTTTGCCGCAAACTGCGAACAACTGCTCTTTATTCGTTAGCACTTCGGCATAACAAACACCGTTCAGCAGATAGGCCACAACCAACCCATTCTCGATGTTATCGGGAAACACGGGAATAACGCTCGGCGCGGCATCTTGTTCAAGAAGCCACGGCAAGAGTCTCGCGTTGGGTTGGATAAAGTGTCTCATTTACAACTACTCACTCGCCAGCTCAACGGTCTGAACAGGCGCCACCACGTCGATGGCCGCGGGGAAGAAACTGCCCGTCGCGTACGACGGCAGCGCTCGAAGATCTTCGGCTCGGATGAGCTGAATCTTCGAGTACGCACGAACCACGAGAGGTTCGTACGGCTTCCTTGCAGCCTCGATGAGCTCGTCATCGGTGACGTGCTTGTGCACCGCCTTGCCAGCCGGGATGGCGGCCCGCATTGCGCGGAGCACCACCGACGGCGGAAGCCGGTCCACGGGAACGCTGAAGCTCAGCGGCTTGCTCGGATCGGCCAGGCCGTCGAGCAGGTCACTGTCCGCGGCCATCTCTGGCAGCGGAAGCGCCTCACGCATCTTCGCGAGCAGCTGTTCGACAACGGCCTCGTCAGCCGTCGCCGCCCAATCTGCTTCCAGCCCGGCGGACTTGAGAACATATCGCGCAGGATTCTTCGCCATGAAGATCTTCCTAGCGGGATTGATCTCTTCCGCACCGAGCAAGGACTCGTAGTTCTCATAGGCCCGCTGCTGCCGAAGACCGGCAGCGATTTCGGCATCCTTGAGAACTTCGGCGTCTCCGAAGAGTTCGCCGAGAGACACAACTTCGGCCGATTCGCGCTTCTTCTGCGCATAAACCGGCCGCAGCTCCGGAGGATTGATCTCCGCGACCAGCTTCTCGAGCTTGGCCTCGTCGATCCGCACCTTGTCGAGCATGATAAGAAGCTGTGGCAGCGCGGGCTGCTGCAACTCCTCGATCGGGTGCTCTACGGTGTTAATGAGCTCCTGGAGCAAATTGTTGCCTGCGGTAAGCAACACATGGTTCGCCGGGCCGTCAAGCCGCGGGAACTCCGCGCCACGAAACGGCGGCAGACCGAAGTCAAACCACCGCTTCACCGCATAATTTAACTTCCCGTTCACCGGGTGGCTTTCCACCTCGGAGACAATCAACCGATCATGCCGCACGACATGCAGCATGATGAAAGTTGGCCGACCACGGAACCGCGGGAGTTCCTTGTGGATCGGCCGGAACATGAAGGGATCATGGGCACTCCCTTGACCCGGCAGCACTTCCAGCGTTGCCTTACCAACTAGGCGATGCGCAATCTCGTCGTACTGAGCCATGAGATCGCGATGTCGCTTCAGTTGCCTCGCCGACCGCTCATCCAGAGGGGGAAGCGAAGAATCTACCGGCGCATTTTTCTTGCCCGGCTTGCGATACGAGCGCTGCTGCTGATTGCCCTGAACTTGCATTACTACTCCATTCGATGTCTAAGTGTTACAGTACTTGCAATACTGTCCCCAATTCCGCAGCACGTGTTCCCGCGCGCCGAGTTCTTTAGGGACAAACACTTCACGCGTGTTATCCAACCACGCGCGTTCTGATACAAACTCAACGTTTCCCTGGTAATCGCGCCAGCGAATCTGGCTGCCTACCTTACGTTGAGTTTTTACAGGGCGGTTGTTGTAGACAACTGCCTTGTAACAACCATTAGCCGGTGTCAACTCATTCAACCTCCAGTGGAGTTTTCTCCGATATGTGTCTTGATTGAAAAAGACGCTGTAATAAATATGCCAGCATTTTGGCAAAAATTTAGCTGTCTGGATCGGGGAGAATGTCGTCAAATACGCCGAGTCCTGTGTCCTCTTTATCGTCAAAAAATTCGTCATTGTTTGGTTGTCTGCCCGGTTTAGGCGTATTCAATTGGGGCGGCTCAGCTAAGTGAATAAAATCTGCGCCAAGATATCCGGAGTCGTCGGGTTCTAGCTCGGCGGCATTTGCGTCAAACAGCGGCACAGAACCCCACGGCGTTAAGAGATGCCTAAACGGCGGACGCGATATTTTCAATTGCGCGCCGGCAAAATTGAAAACACTGACGTCCTTGTCGACTAGTGATTTGAGCCTATTTGATAAATCGGCTACTGTGTCGAACTGCTCTACCTTGTACTCGCCGTCTGGATAGAGTATTGCGGCATAAAATTTGATGTCGTCAAGTTTTCGCTTTTCACTCATTTTTCACCCTTTAATCGTTTGATATCCGCTTCGGTTACCGGGTTAAGTTTGAAACCCGGTATGTGGTCAGCGGCCGACGCTACAGTTACGTACGGCGTGTCAAAGCCATTCGGTGCTAGGTAGGTAATGCGATCACGAATCAGAACACCAAATACATGTAGCGGAATTGTCGCGCCTGCGCCGGCAATTGGCGCAGTTGGATCTGGAATAGCCAACTGATAGGTAACAGCACTCGCGTAAAAATCGCCGCCGTGAACGCCTATTCCGCCAAGAAAATCAAAACACAGCTCGGCGCGATCTGCCGGTATAGCGTACAGGCGCCGGTCCCAGTCTACGTGCCGCCCATCAATCAAGCTCACGCCCAAACCGTTAAAGAACGGCCTGTGATCCTTTGGCAGATCTATGCAAAACGGCAGTTTGTCGTCAGAAGCGATAAACCGCGCTGAAAATTCTTGCGCCGGGTCATGCGGCATGCGCCCGTGCGTCACAAGCAACGCAGGCGTAAAACAAACTATGTCGCCACGACGTTCGCGCATAGCCTCTATGCACGACAGTCTTCGTACTGGCGCATGCTCTGTTACTGTGTCTACCTGATTTAACGATTTTGCAAAGCCGGTCATTGCCTATTTCGGCAGATCGCCAATTCCAGTTTTAACCTGCTGCAACAGCATGAGCAGTACGAAAGACGCATCAACAACATTGTCGATGCCTTCGGCTTTGTACTTCGCGGGGTCGAACGCGGTGTTGAAGTTTTTGTTGGCCGCGGCGATCATGTCTTCTTTGTTTGCCCGCCCGTTCCCTGTTGCAAACTTTTTAATTGTCGTCACGCCAAAACCCATTGACGGCAGACTGCGCTCTTGCGCCCAAGTAGCGACAGTAACTTTCATACCACCCAGTACTTCTGATGCAGTTGCTACTCGCGCCAGAATCGCTGGAATACCGAACTTTTTGTTGACGAAGAACTCGCGCGGCGGTGTGTATTTGACGTCTTCGTAGGCGATCGCATCTGGATTGACTACGTTCAAAAACCCGCGCAACCGCACGAATCTAGACGCGCCGGAATCGAGTCCGTTGCAAGATAAATCCCACTGAAATAGCTGAAGTTTTTCACGCAGCAGTTTTTTACCCGGCAGGAAGTCATAAATAGCTACGCCGCAATTGCTACCCAGGTCGAGCCCTAGACAGCGCACAGCGTCGGCCTCGAGCTTGGGTAACTTGCCCGCGAACACATCTGGGTCGCGGTACATTCTGTATTTAGGCATGCTACTTCCCAGAGAAGAATTTGATCAGAATGTCCAGAATACCTTTCGCCGCATTCGTGTCGATCTTCGGTAGCACTGGCTCGGGCGCTGGTTTTTGCGCGGCAGCCAGCGCTTCTTGAACCGTGCGATATTCCGCGTATAGCGTATTTAACCGAGACTGCAGTACATCGTTTTTGAGCTGCAGTTGCGCAATTTCTCTGTTCTTGGCGTCTGGTGTTTGAGCTACGCCAACAAAACTACGAACAGCCGAAATAAAGTCAGCTATGCCCGCGGCCGATGGTGAGTCTTCATTTACACGCGAAACTTCGCGCACTGCCGTGAACCACGCCGCGCAAAACGTTTGCCCTATGGCTGAGAACAAAAACTGCCGTACAGGATAACGCGTATCTGTAAAATCGCGGCGATTTAACGCGTGCTCTAGCGACGATACAGGATCTGCCGCGTTGACAAAGTCGCGTTGCGCGCGGGCAAGCGCGCTGGCTGCTACCGCAATCTCTTCATCTGTAATCTGATTTTGCGTTTTCCATTCCTGCACGTCTGGCGGCAAATCCTTAGATTCCAGACTAGCGATAGCCGCCGCCATTAGCGTCGGAGTTACGTATGCATAATCGCGATCCGGGTGATACGCCGGCCCGCTTTCACCTTTGGGCCTGTAACCAATAGCCATAAGCGCTCCTCCTTGCGTTTGCGAAACATACCACAACCGCGTGGTATGTCAATTGCGCGTTTCTGATAGCTAAAAAAAGCCGGAATTAAACTCCGGCCGGATTTCGCAGTAATTTGCCCTGCCAGCATGTTAAACACAATTCTTCAGATCGCGTCACGTCGAAGTGGGAATTGCGATTACATTTTGGACACATGCGCATTACAAGCTCTTTGGCAAAAATAGCCGCAGGACACGTGTCATATCCAACCACGCAATTTAAGCACTCGTGCTGAAAACCGCGCGGACATGGCGCAACCCGTGACCGAATCTCAAGAATTTTACGGTTACTAGTTTGCATAGACGACGGGCAACTGACTTCATTGAAAAACAGCGTCTCGTTACTTTTTGCCGCCTCAATGTGCGCCCAGAATTTTAAACCAGTGAAATATGCGCTATTTGTGTATGGCATATTTCGAGAAAAGCCGACTGACCGAGAAATAGCCGCGCAGCTAGCCCGCGACATAAAGTGCGAGAACGCGCGCGGACATGGTGTTCCGGCTAATACGCGTAATTGAAACGTATGCCCTGGTTTACCGCGACGCGTAGCCGGGTCGACGCGCATAACTAGAACAGGCACCCACTCATCGCTGGATTGCCGTGTCCACGGGAGGACTGGATTGCCAGAAATTAGCGCGTCAATATTGCCGGCTAAACGCCAGGCGAATTCAGCAGCCGTTTTTCGATCCAATGAGTCGCCGGCGAGACAGCGGCTAGACTCAAAAACGGCGTCGTGAGATACAAAATTAGGCAAAACACGATAAACGTCTGAAACCAGATCGTACAGCGTTTCGCCAGATATTTTGCGATCAATGTACGGCTGAACGGCCTGAAAAAGTTTGTCTCGCTGTTTGAATACTCTCGAAAGACTAAACCGCTTTTTCATCTGTTTTGTTGCTCAAGGACACGGTGTTGGTGTTAGTGTTTGTTGCACGAGAACTCACTGCTTGTTGCACAGCATTTTGCATGCTTGTTGTTACGTGCCCAAGCGTAAATAGTCTCTGATACATTTTGTCAATAACAGACCGCAAGCCATTACCAATAAGCACAGCCACGTCACCAATCAACGACGTGCCCGGTATCTCTGCCGTGTGTTCTTTTCCGTCAACGCTGAACTCAAGCGTAATTTTTGTAATCTTGACGGGCGCCGGCAGCGGATCCGTTTGCGGCAACTTATTGAGCGGAATTGCCAGTTCGCGCAGGGCGAGGTATTGAGAATACAGCTTGTAGAACTCAGCTGCTTCGTCTCTGATTGCGCTAGCCGGGTCATCGATCGATACGGGCGTGGCTTCTGTTTTAGCTGCCGTAGAATTAACGCCAATACCAGCCGCGGTCACAGACAACGGCGGCATGCTTAATTTTGCGGTTGT